TGTTACCTTACCAGCATTCAGCGTATGCTTCGTAAGCATGATAGTCCTAATATTACAATTAGTTTTGACGCAGCTAGTCCGTTTGTGAATACTGCATACGGTCAGTGCTACAGCTACAACTACTTCTCGCCCAAGCGTTTTGGTTACTTTATGAACCGAGCATTTGATAATCAGAAGCTCAAGGGCAGTACATTGCCTATGCCGTTCAATGGTCCGATTATGGAACGCCTTGTTGCAGGTGATATCTGCTGCATGGAAGAGGGTGACTTAGATCGCAACGACAAAGCTAAGACAAAAGAAAGTACCAGCTGGGACACACAGAGCTACCTTTACTATATGGCGCATAGCGTGTACAATCATATCACTGCGGTTCAGGAAGCTAATCGTTTAGCTGATATGGAAAAGTATCGCGCTAATGTACATTACAGTGATTGGATCAATGACAAGACCAATAAAGGAACAAACGAGTTTAGCCCATATATTCCATATAGTGTGGTATACTTTGATAGTTTCGTACAAGAAGTATTAGATCCAGCATGTCCTAATCCATACGAACTTATTGACAAGTACAGCAAGTTCCTAGAAGAAATTAGCTTTGGTAGCTATGCTACTGAAACACATCTCGATACAAGTTTCTTTGAAGAAGCGTCAACCGCAGTACACGACGAGACTGTTAGCAGAGAAGAAGAAATGCTTGATCCTGCAATGATGGGAGGCTTTGGTGAAGAATAGAGACGGTCATGACGATAGCACAAAGTTCTTTATTGGAACTGAAGTAGAGCATACACCTGCATATGGACAGAGAACTCTGTTTGTTGTAGGACTACAGCCCAAGGAAGAAATTTTAGCTCGTGCGTTAAACAATAAATGTCCACATATCTATCTAGGTGCTAATCAAAGTTTTGCGCCCAATGAGAAAGAATGGGAGAATTGGAATAAGTTAGTTACCGGACTACTAAAAGATGGTATTTGGGTTACATTAGATTTTGACAGCAAATATGCTAATCATCCGTGGTTCCACGATAATGGTTGGAATGAATATGATAACTTCATCCCCATGATTAGTGTTAAGCTACCCTATATTAGATTATACAATTATAATGCTACAGTTAAGATTGACGACAAAGGATTTAAAGAATCTAATCCGGGTGTTTGGTGTCACAGCTTACACAGCCTACAAAACAGAGAACAATTTACGGATTGGTCTAAATACACTAAGGATGAAGTAATTACTTGACCTTTATCCAAAGTGCAATACTATAAAATATATGAATATAAAATTAGAATGTGATGATGATGGAGTTATTGTTAGTACAACTATAAAGGTTGAAAGTCTAGAAACTGAGCAGGATCTGCAAGAAGTATTTCTCAAATTTATCAAATTTGTTAGAAAGTGCGGCGCTAAGTTTCCAGAAGAATTAGAACAGATAGAAAAGGAGTATAAGAAATGATTGAACTTATTATTAATATAATGGTAGGCACAGCCGCATTTATTTTCTTTTCTATTCTAACTTGGTTTATCATTGAATCAAACAAATACATTTCTGAACGCAATCGTCTAAGAAAAGAAACAGGCAAATACTACGATTACGAAATCCACGAAGAACTGTTAAGGCGTGCAAGAGAAAAAGAGACTAAGGACAAAGAATGAAAACTATTTGGGTTACATTTCAAAAAGAAGGCATCCATATGTATCCGGGTGCCGATACTGATCCTAAGTTAGCCACAGGCGGCTGGGACGATGTAAGTTTTCTAGGTGTGCCGCACAGGCACATTTTCCATTTCAAAGTCTGGATCGAAGTATTTCACGATGATCGAGACATTGAATTTATTCAGTTCAAGCGTTGGATGGAACGTCAGTACAGTCAGGGTGTACTAGAACTGAATCACAAGAGCTGCGAAATGATCGCAGAAGATTTAGCTAAAACAATTAGGGGTAGATTCCCTGATCGTTGGCTAAAAATCAGCGTAGCCGAAGATAATGAAAACGGTTGCGAAATTGACTTTCCAAAGCCATCAGATGATTGGCAAGTAGACGGTCCAACATATTTTAGATAACAGGAGAAACATATGACCGAGACACATCTAAAGATTAAGGCAGTATTCGATGAATACCTAAAGGAATCAGAAGCGTTTGAAGTTAAGGGCGTAAAGGCCGCGGCTGCTCGTGCTCGTAAGGCGCTAGGCGAACTAGGTAAGTTAACTAAGGTTCGTCGTGCTGAGATTCAGGACAAGAAGAACTCGCTATAATCATGTTTGATTTAGATACAACCTCTGCATGGGAAAATAAAACCCTAGATTACAATCTAGAGAAGTATCCATGGAACAAATGGGTGCTAGATATCATCAATGAGATCCGCCCAGATGTAAAAAGTTTGGAAACTATTCATGAGGTCGTTGATGTTCCTGAGCTTGTGAAAATACAAGCATATGTTCAGGCAGCATTTGGCCGAAAAGAATTCATGCAGAGGTTTGATTCTTTCGCTGAAGAATATGCAAAAAATCTAATCAGTAACAAGAAGTATCTAATAAAAAGAAATGCTACACTAAATGTAGTACTTCCTAATCAAGCAAAAAAAGCTAGAAGATTACCCTTTCATCAGGGAATCTTCTATTCAAATGGAAGAGGCCAGCGGACCATCTGGATGGCTCTCACCAAGTGCGAAGGTACTAACAGTATGTGGATTATGGATACTGATAATAGTCAACGCATTACGAAAACTGTTATAGCTGAACAATGGCCTCTTTCTAAATTTGAAGAAGAATGCGTAAAATATTCTAAGCCGGTAGAAATAATACCCGGGCAAGCACATCTGTTTCATCAAGAACACATTCATGGCAATGTTAATAATGAAACAGGCTATACGAGAATGAGTATTGACTGGCATATACTAATCGAAGGTGAAGAATATTGGCGAAGACAGCCGGGCGGTTTCTTTAGACTACCTGGGGATTACGCACAGGATACACCGCTAGATTATACAGGTAAGGTTGTAGTTGCATATACCAGCAACAATACAGAATTTGATTCTAACATACCTATGTATATACAGCGAGGTACTATTGATTCGTACTGTGCTAAACACAAAATTAATCACACTGGTGTACAATTTGAAAATGAATTCTTACCATGGTTACCCATTTTACAAGATTATATTTTTCAAAAGCCTGACGCTATTGTACTTTTTAGCTTGCATTCCTTACCGGACGATGCTATAATTGCTAATAAGATACTAAATTTAGCACTACAGAACGAAGTTGAACTGCACTTTGCAAATGAATTTTTATCACTAAAGGATAGAAATGATTTAGAAAAGATTTTAACTTATAAGAACTTTGGTGTAAAAAAGAAAGGCCCATTTAGTTGGGAATAGGAGATTAAAATGTTTTATAGAGAATCAGTAAGAGCTGATGCAGTTAAAGTAAACGCAGCAATGACTCGTGTTTATCAAAATATGTTTCTAGCTGTAGTTAATTCAATGCTAGTAAGCTATTTTGTTGGTAATAGTCCTGAATTACTCAATTTCTTCTTTACAGGTATTACCAAGTGGATTGTGATCTTTGCGCCGCTGGCCGCAGTATTCTTTATTTCATTTAAGATGCCCACAGCATCGAAACAGACTGCACAACTAATGCTGCACGGTTTTGCTGCACTAATGGGTCTGAGCTTTGCTACTATCTTTGCTGTATATACTGCACTAAGTATTGTACAGGCATTTTTAGGAGCAGCATGTTTGTTCCTAGCAATGACACTATACGGCTATACAACTAAAAAGGATCTAACCAGTGTTGGGTCATTTATGTTTGTAGGTCTAATCGGTATTATTATTGCAAGTATTATCAATATCTTTATTGGTAGTACACTGATGCAAATGGTAATCAGTGCTCTTGCTGTAATTATTTTCTTAGGTTTGACAGCCTATGATACACAAAAGATCAGAGAAATGATTATGTTTGATAACAGAGGTAATGCAGAAGTTACAGGTGCATTAACTCTTTATCTAGACTTTATTAACCTGTTCTTAAACTTGCTACAACTTTTTGGTAATAGAAAATAACACATGACAGTTTATATCGTTGAACTAGAACCGGTAGAGACTAGATATACTAAACAATGGAAGCAGTTCCTGCCGTCACAGATGTTGATGGCAGGACTTCCTGTTGAAGTAATTGAAGGTCCAAGTGATGCTCCGCAGGATACAACCCCGGGAGCATTTCTAAACTTTAGTGGTACTAACTATTGGAAAAGCGAACAACTAAAAACTATTTCGCAAATGTTTGCTGCTGGTAAAATCAAAGACGGTGACTATTTCCTTTATACTGATGCATGGAACCCAACAATCCTACAACTAAAATACATGGCAGAATTGCTGGGTATTAAGATTATAATTGGTGGTATGTGGCATGCTGGCAGTTACGACCCTGCAGACTTCTTGGGTCGGCTTATAGGCAATGCTCCGTGGGTAAGACATGCTGAAAAGGCGCTATTTTATGCAATTGATCATAACTACTTTGCCACC